GCCAGCGCCATAATCCCTGTCAGACATACGAATCATCATTGCATAAGGGTAAGGCCAGCCTCCCGTTCCTGTATCTACCTTATAAACTCCGGTGGAATATTTTTTATTATAAACATCATCAATTTTTGGATTAATTCTTTTACCCAGACCGAAATCCCCGACCTTTAATACTCTCCCCGCAGTGGTATCTGTATCAGATGTGGTAATTTCTGCCGTGGCTGCACTTTTTAAACCGAGAGCACTACGGCCTCCTGTGGCATCCGTTGCTCCGAGCCCGCCCTGCCCCATACTTAGCGGTGTCGTCAGACCAGAAAGGCTTGTGATATCGCTGTTAGCACCTTTCCCTGCCTTTCCATCAAGAGTTGTCGCTATACCTCCCCATGCTGGTCCGGTATACGTGCTTCCGTCAGGTAGTTTGACGGTCACTGTTCCCGTTCCGCTGAATACCTGCTGCCAGTTCTGTTTGTCGTAATTCAGCCCGCGCAGCGCTTCGGCACTTTGAGCCACCAGCGCTGCGGTGACCATATTCAGCGCCACGCGGGGAACAGCTGACCAGGCCGCGCCAGATTGTGTTGGCCCGGTGAAATTACTGACCAGCGTCAACGCTGTACCACTTTCAACGGACTTAACCGGGAGCGTATAGGGAACGCCACCGACAGTGACAACAATAAAATCTCCGGCCGCCACCTCGGTGGTAAACGCGGTTCCGCTGCCAGCGACCGCAGCAGAATTATGCGTCAAGGTTAAAGTTCCTGCTGACATGGATATCTCCTGAATTCAGGTAATAAAAAACCCGCCGGAGCGGGTTATTTTTGGTATTTCATTGAGGGCAATTCGAACTGGTGAAGTTATTTTTATTCACCCATCGCCAGTTAAATGGATAACCGGCTCTGTACTCAGTCTGATTAGCAACTTTTCGCACACCGTAAATCTGCGCTGACTGGGGCAGTCCACCAGCCACTAACTCAGCCTGACAAACCGGTTTCTGTTTCTCCAGAACGGGTCCTGAACATGCTGAAAGCACCAGACAGGCAATAACTGGAATAATTATATTTTTCATTTCGACACCAGAGTTAGTTATTTAAACAAAAAATAACCAATGGCGTTGAATAATAAAAATAGTTTTAATAGATCAATATTCTTAAATTGATCGTTTAAATCGATCGGTTTAATCATATGCGGCTGTGTTTATCGCCGTTATTACAATCCCGCTATTCGTCGTTCCGACTGAAGAACCACTTGCTGTTGTTGATGAAAGTCCTTTTATTCTTGTTCCCGCACCTTCATTGAAGCACCCCGTTCCCACATCCACAGGCTGGATTATTGGCTGCCCACCAGGTGCTGAACCAGCATGCAGAAGAACAGACCCCAGCCCCATCGGATTTACAGCCCATTTGCCTGCCATGTATGTATCGATGTTAAGCCCACCCATTGCAGCACCTGGTGAGCCTATAGTTGTAAGGTCGCTTAATACCCGGGACTCATTCGTAAGTACCAGTGTCCCTTCGGCATCCCATATAGCCACGCCCCAGGCCGGAAGGGTAAGCGGATATATGGCAAAAAAATACGCCTCAAGAACAAAGGCCAATCCTCTGTAATTAGACGCATCAACACTGAACGTATTACCAGTTTTTGAAGCTGATATTTTCGCCGGGGCGCTGGTTCTTGCAAATGCAATCCCTCCCTTCTGACCGTCGATAGTCACTGACGCCGAAGCACTGTTAAAATCCCCCCCAAAAGTTGAGTTTACAGTTACTTTTCGGTAAAGCGTCATTGGTGTGGAATCTGGCGTAATAAAAGGGTTTCCGTTAGGTAATGAAATCAATGCGCCATATTTAGCCATTTATACAGCCTCCGCAAACACGATTAACTGCACCTTCATTGCCGGGTAATCGTTAATACCATCACCACCAGAAGGCTGTATTGTTATGGTGTTCCCAGATGCAATAATGTTTCTTTTGTCTGTGTAACTTATTGTCCCTTTATCCTCCAGAGTACCAACTGCAAACCCAACCTTTAAGCCAGGCTCAAGACTGAACTGGTAGCTTCCTGTTTTCTGGCCTAAAGCAAGATCGATGATTCCCACCACAGAAACAGGTTTAATGCCGTAGTTATTCGGGACGCCATTTGCGTCCCATGTCTGAATTCCCCATGACATCAGAATACCCCTGTTAATTTGCCAATCTGCACGCGGAGAACGCCATTACCATCTTTAACGCTGTAATTGAGATTGGTCATTTTCGTTGCACCCTCCCCGGCAACCGCCCCATTCATTTCAAACGTCCCGTCTGATTTCATAATGGTGCCGGTTTGCCCCTGCACATAATTAGCGGACCGCAGCTCACCAATTTTTGCCAGCGTGATTTGGCTATACTGAATAAAAGCATCGCTGATAAATACCTGACCGTTGATGACAGCAAACGGAGAATATTGTGTATCACCGCTGCCACTCATCAGGACGAACTGGTTGGCGTTAAACCCGACGCGGGTGACTACCGGCTTACCCGCTTCCGCCAGAACCGCGATCGACATCCCGGCGTTATACATCACACCGTTTATTCGAACCCCTGTTTTAAGGGTGTAAATTGCAGATGCCCCGGTCGCATCAACCACGGCGGTGAGCTTATCTTCCAGCGCGGCAGTTACATCATTGAACTGCGCCTGCACCTGGGTGGACATTTCCGCCATCGCCTGATTCACATCGGCGATGGTCGTTTTGACCACCAGAATATCCGCGCGTACTTCGCCGTACTGCGCCCACTGATGCTCTACCGTTCCATGGTTGGCCAGTGCGTTCTGCAATGCGGCTTCGAGATTGGTATCAATGTCGCTTGTCAGGCGGTCACCGTCGTCAGATGTGAGGAAGTCATCTGCGATATCGCCCAGGTAGTCGTCAGCATTCGCATTAGATTCGCCACGAACCCAGTCGGTCCAGTCACTCTGATTACCAATGCGATCGACCAGCCGAGCCCGGTACCAAAATTCAACACCAGCCTTTAAGCCCAGTTGAGTGTAGGTGTGTTGCGGATACGGAACGCCGGCAAGCAGCAGAGGATTATCCCCATTACCGTTTGCTGAATACTGCAGTTCGGTCTGGAGGGTATCACCTGTATCCGCCGGAAAGGACCAGTCAACCTGTATACCCCAGTTGATTGCTGTGGTACGCAGACCAACCGGTTTGGGAACATCTCCAGTACGTCCAGTGAGATGAGTCAGAACAGAAGATGCCCACAGACTGGAAGCACCACCGGAATTAATTGCGCGGACTCGCACAAGGTAATCACCAGAGAAAATCCCGGAGACCTCTATATTGCGCAGGCCTGTTTCGGGAATATTGATCCACTCATTATCACCACGTTTCCACTGTGCCTGATACGCGACGATATCTGCCTGAGTTTTCCCGTTTTTATCTACTGGTGCATCCCAACTCGCAACCATAGTGGCGATACGCTGCCCCTGCCGGACCGAGTCGTAGCTACTGATCGTGATATTTGTCGGTTGCCCTACCAGGCCTGTCGGTAACAGACTAATCGGTGGCGTATCAAGTCGGGCGTTGTTATCAACGGCATCGTACTTCGCCCCGTTGTATTCTGCACCGGTGATACTGTAGGTGTTCTCTTCATCGTTAAATGTCAGATTGGTTACGCGGAAATACTGGAGGCGCAACTGGCCTGCATCGATAACAAAAATGGCATTAGGCAATGGCTCGGCGGTAAAGGCGGTTGCCAGTATCAGTTGCTGGCCATTAACTGCCTGGATGGTTCGGCTCTCAACGGTACCACCCTGAGTACGAATCATCAGAGTGTCGCCGGTTACGGCACTTGTGCCCCGATCGGTAGTTACAGATTTCAGCCCTGCATTGTAATCAGTGATACGTCCACCATAGACACGGCCAGATAGCCGCTCATCTGCAAACGCAAATACGGTCCCCGGCACATAAGCGAAGCCATCAAGTCCAGTCTGAACAGTGATAATGCGATCCAGCGAGTTGGAGTAGACGGCCCACCCTCCGCGGCGCTGCGCCTCGCTTTCACGCGTGCATCCGATCGCAGTGAGTTGTGTCTGCTTAAACTTGAACTGTTTCACCAGATCAGGAAACATCACTGCCGTTGCGCGATCCTGATAGTGGTTATCCGGGTCACTAAAGTTAATCAGCGCAGAGCTATAGCGGTTCTTTTCACTTCCGCTGGAGTACGTTGGCTTACCGACAACAGAAGCTCGAGTGAGTATCTGAAGTTTTGACGTATCCGCAGGCATATCAGAGACAACATTGAACATATTGTTGCCCCAGAACGTCATGCCATTGAAACCAGCCGCAATATCCTTAATCACCTGCCAGGCATCGGCCTGAGCTTGGATATAAACGTCAAACATAAAGCGAGGCTCGGTACCGCTGCCACCCTTACCATCCGCCACCTTCTGGTCGCAGCGCTGGGCAATACGATATAACTCCCATTTATCGAGCATCGCTGGCGTAACCCTGCGCCCCAGGCCGAAGCGAGGTTCAGTAAGAATATCGAACCAGATCCATGCAGGATTATTCGTCCATCCCCATTTGAATGTACCGTCCCATGTACCGCCATAAGTGCGTGTAATCGGATCGTAGTTCTGAGGGATGCGGATTACCCGACCTTTAGGTTTACAAGAAATCTTCGGGATATTGCTGAATGACTTTGCGTTGAATGACACATACAGCAGCGCGGTATGCGGATAGCGCAGGCGAGCATCTATCACCTCGGTGATCGCCTGTACCTGCGTTTTGTTCTGGAGCATCTGACTGGTACTGTCGTCGGTATCGCGCACGACCCGAATCTGCCAGCCTGTGTTCGCTTTCGGCAGGTTAATACGGTGTGTCAATTCATAGAGAGAGCTGAGTTTCTCCGTAACCGTTTTGGTCATTACCGTAGCGTAAGCCCCACCATCAACGGCGAGATCAATGTGGTACGTTACAGTAGTGCCGACAATATCCCCATCGTTTTCCTGCTGCTGAAGGCCAGGAATGCCAATTCGTACTAATGCGGCATCGATCTGGGTATTACTGATAGCTCGAGTCCATGGGGTGACTTTCGTCAGCGGAGTCCCAATGCTGGTTTCATTTTCAACTGCCGGAAAACCGGGGATTGGCGTCTGAACCTGAGTGCCTGGACGGAAGTCCCACGTAACATTCTCAAAGTTCATTGAGCCATCGGCATTGCCCAGCGGCGTACCATCCAGGAAGATACGTGTGGCATCCAGGCCGCCAGCAAACTCGCCCTCACCCAGCGCCAGCAACATGCGGCAGCGGGCCATAGACTGGGCGGAATCCGGCTGTTCTACGGGCGTGTGCTGCTTCTGGCTGCCGCCTTTTGCACCAGTAATCGTGGCCATATAGCATCCATAAAAAAACCCGCCGAAGCGGGTTGGTGTTTACTGAGGTTTATCACTCAAAATACGTGACTGAAGTTATCTCATAATCAAACGTATTTTCGGCTCCAGGTTTTTCAAAATAGGTAATGATTTCCCCTGGTCGTAACGTCCTTCCAAGTACGTCAATCGTTGAATTAAATTGCTGGTAATCTCGACCCCAGTCTATTCGTAGGCACTTCTGATCATCACTAATTTTACTGATGAATGAATAATCGCCCGGAGGGAAAGAGCCATACCCGTATCCAGTGATGACCCCATACACACCTTGTTCAGGTTTGATATGCCCACCAGAATTTATAGCGGCGACAAACTCCAAAGTAGAATCGATACGATTATCGTTTTCCTGTTTCAACCATTCAGCGACTATTTTTACTGCTGGCATTAAACTCTTCCCTATAATGAAATGCTGAAGAAAATAGCATAACACTTTGCTGATTACCCATGACCTATGGTGCTGAAAGTTAAATGTCTTCTGCAACAATCCCTGCACTGATTATGGCGCCGCCGATCTCCCGTTCTCCATATAGCGCAGCGACCGGATTACCCATCGCCAGGGTGTTTACTGAACCACCGAAAGCATAACTAGGTTTGTTATCGGGATCATCTCGCCCCTGAAGACCTTTTGGTTGGGGTGATAGCATCTGGTAGATACCGCCGGCCATCATTGAACTACCCGACATTATCAAACCGGCAGCGAATGTGAGCCCCACACCTGTCCATCCGGTAAGAACACCGGTTACAACGCCAGCCACAACCATCACGGCCCCAAGGATCGTCTGAAACAGACCAGCCTTCTTTGCACCTTCCATAACTGGTGCGATGCGGATATCACTGTCACCGGCCAGTTCTTTGAAGTCCTCAACGCCGATGTTTCTTTTTCCACGAAACACCGCGAATGTCATTCCATTTTTCTTGGCGTTCATCAGATAACTTTCCAGGCCATCCAGGTTAATGCAGAGTGCCTTTACCGCTTCAGCAGATGTTTGTACCGCCAGTTTATGCACTCGCCCGAATCGGGCACCCAAGGCGCCATACAGACGAATCGTCGTTAACCGCGCCATGGCGTAATCTCCCGTGACAGGTCTTTATGGCGAACGCAGATCATCGTCCGGTCTTTGAAGTACCCGCGGGCGTAAGGCGTAATGCATGATGGCTGGCCATAGAGATGATGGAGTAACTCGCCCTCCTCAGTGAGGATTCCAGCATGGTTCCACTTTCCGGATTCAACCTGCATGATAACCACGCAGCCGGGTGACGGGTCGCTTTCGATGAAGCCCTCTTTCTCCCAGTTATCGAAATAGAGATTGTCCGGATACTGACTTTCCCACCACGGGTAATCGACGCGGAAATCGTTAAGCGTTACACCCTGAATAGTGTGCCAGTCCATAATCAGTCCCCAGCAGTCATGAGAGCCAAGGATGAACGGGCGACCGATAAGTGGGATATCGTCGGGTGTAATTTCGGCATACTCGTCGCATTCTGGAGCATAGATACCCCATACCACGCCTGACTGGTTGCATTGCTGACGATCGAGGTCAGATGCTATTGCACGTGCACCATCTCCAGGGTGAGAGTGTATAACGCGAACAATCGTCCCAATATCCTCGGCGTTCGCCCAGTGCTCACCATCGATGCGAAAATGCTCTGTCGAATTTTCGTGGATATTCGGCACAGGGATGTAGCGCTGGCGACGGCCAGACTGAATAACGAAGCCACAGCACTCGCACGGGGACTCCTCCAGTGCATGCGCCCGGATAGCAGCCATAATAGTTTTGTTCATTGGTATTTCCGTTTATCGGGAGAATAAAACCGTTGCCGGGAAACCGCCAAAATCAAGAATTGCGGTGTTTGGCTCTTCCAGCCCGGCGCCAAACCGTTTTCGACAATCACTAAGGCATCCGCCGCACACATCAAGAGAAGGATCCGATACCGGATTCCCTTTGGCATCGAAATAGGCTATGCCGTTGTAGCTGCAGCCGTCACCACTGCGGTATTGACCACGTAGAGCCCATTCGCACAGAGATGTAATTTGGCGGGTTGGGATGACTAGCCCCTGCAAATCAGCCGGACTACTCAACGCCCAAGTAACCACCTCATCATCCTCAGAGGTTTTCGTGTCCAGCCAGAAGGTCTGTATCGTGAACATCGTCGGATCTGCCGTTGGGTTTATGCCACCGGGGAAGTTAGCCGCATCAAGATAAACGGCATAGGTATCGATGATACTCACCTTTGCATTCACCATGTCCTTGAACTGGAGACACAGCGCGGTGATATGGCCATCGAGATTAGACACGCTCAGCTTCGGTTCTGCGGCCTGGTCGGTTGAAAGTGCGAGGTCAGAAATCTGGAAAGGCCAGAAGTCGAAGATTTTTCCATCCCAGATGATGGGCTTTGGTCCAAGCTTAGTCTCATCACCGTTCGCCACTTCAATCTCGGCGGGCGTATGCGGAAATGGACTATAGTGAAAGCGGTGAATACCGCCGCTGAACTCTGAAGCATCTACTTCGACCAGGCGGACCCTGCCACCTGGCGCCAGCATTGCCGCCGTATCAATCAGTGCAGTCATGCTCCACCTCAGGCATAGACGCCATAGGCGCGCTTAATCGTGAATGTCAGCTCAGCGAATTTGCTGCTAATCTGGTTTTTGCGCACGGAGTCGGCGACAACGCGGTACAGCCCCTTATCTTCGCCCGGCGGTGTGATGATGAAAGCCTTAACGGTATGCGCCAGGAGAAAGTCCCGAACGGTATTCACTTCAGAATCAGCGCCCACATGCTTCATCGGTACCTGAATAGCAGTCGAGTTAATGCCGTTCTCGGCTACCTGCTCGTAGCCATCGCCAAACTGTGCAGACCGTACCGTCTGACTGTATTCGATGGCACCTGCGCCGAGCTGCGAGTGCCAGTTGTAGGTTGCAACTGTCATATTTGCTCCATAAAAAAACCCGCAGAAGCGGGCTTATACTTATCTAAGTATGCAAATCAATTAATGCGATTTACTTGCATGTCTTTGTACATTTTTTTTGCGAATTCCACATCACTAATTGTGGGATCGATTTTCTCTTGGCATTGCTGAAATTTTCTTAGTGGTTCTTTCCCATCACTAGCAGGTTCTTGAGATAACCCCTGGGCTTCACGCTGAACTCTCTCAGCCTCTTGTATGGCAAAATTTGGCGCGTCAATGATGCAAATCGTTTTTGGAACAGCAATTTTTGTGGATAATTTAAGATATCCCCAATAGCTTCCAGCAACTCCAAAAATAAACGACACGAACACACCAAATAAAAAACAAAACACTCTATCTTTTGTCACCTAATACTCCTTAATGTTTCCCCATTTATATTCTTTTGCTCGGTATCGTTTGGACCATTCTCTGAGTTCGTAACAATTGGCATTTCTACCCCCGCAACCGTGAAGACTTTATTCACCATCATTCCCTGATTAGTATTGTTTACGCATAATAGCCAAGGGATGCTTTGATGTAACCTGGTGCGCATAATATTGCTCTCACAGGATCACATTCAGGCTATTATTTTGTCTGGAACTGCCTTCCAAGCAACCCATCACTTCTGGTAGCCCTCATTAAGACCTCGGTCACTTTGGCCTCAATTTCCTTTCCTAACGCCCTTGCTGCGGCATTCCCATCTCCAGACGAGTTTGATGATGTGTTGCCCTTATTATCGACATAAATATCTATGTTGACCTGCGGTTGCCCACCGCCACCGCCCTGCGCTCGTACCCCCAACCGCCCGGCAGAGTCTTTTGCCAGTGGCATGATGGCCTCCGCCCCGGCTTCAGCAAATACGCCACCTTTGGCGAACTTAGATGCATCCTGGAATGTGAAATACTGAGGAGTGTCGTAGACACCGTTTACATATTTACTGAGACCTGAAGATTCATAGACTCCGCCTTTAGCGTTGAAAGTTACTCCAGAAGCCGCATTAGTGTAAGCACCACCCGGAGTTGATCCACCACCAGTAGCACTGCCACTAATCCATCCCATAGCGGCCTGCACTGCATAGGCAACCATGAGGCGGTTCGTCACATCAAGGATCATTTTGAGCATGGATTTGCCGAATTCTTTAACTGATGCTTTGCCAGTGGTCATCAGCTCAGTCAGCATGTCGCTCAAGCCGGTCAGCGTGGAGCTGGCGACGTTTTTCACAGCATCGTATGTATTAGTGGCAGCGTCCAGATACTCATTCCATCCGCTTAAAGCACCAGCCTTCCAATCACCCCGCAGCTTATCCTCTTCGGCATAATAATTCCGAAGCGCTGCCAGCTCTTTCTCATAGCCTGCATCTTCTAGCTTTCCGCCACCATTGATCCATCCTTGGCGAAGCTGCGCCTCTTCGGTCATTCGCTGAGCCATACGACTGCTTAAACCCGACCCGCTACGTAACGCCTCAGACTTTTCAGTCATCTGCGTTACATACTTGTTTGCCTGCTGTGCCAGGCCGTTAATCTTCTGCTGAGCCTCGACTTCCTTATTCTTTTGGTCAACAACCTTAGCGGCATTTAGAATGGCTTCACGGCTCGAAAGAAGGGATTTCTCCTGCGCAGTCAACACGCGGGTTTTGGCGACCTCGTCCAGTTCGGCAAATCGCGATTGCTGTTTGCGGAACTCGGTATTTTTAGCGTGAATATCACCAGTCTGACGCAGGGTTTCGAGCGTTTCCGTGAGGGTTCTGGCCTGGGCACGATAGTTCTCCAGTGTGCGATCGCCAGCATCCAGAGTCGCCTTGGCTTCTTTGGTTTGTTTGGCAGAGTCTTCGGCAAGCTTCGAGACTGCATCCCTCGATTCGCGACTCGAGCCCCCATCCCCTTTAACGCTGGCACCTCGTGCTTCGGTCTCATAGCTTGCCTGTGCATTAGGCGCAGTGATCCGCTTCCAGAGTTCATCGTAGCGTTTTTTGTTCGCTGCGATCTCTTTGTCAGCTTCCTCCCCGGCCTTTTTCATAGCCTCAACATCCATGCCGAGGAAATTAGCTAATGCCCCGCCTCCGGGTATCTTCTCTGCCCAACTAGCAACAGTTCCTGTGAACTTGGCATCCAGCGAGGTGATGTTGAGAAACAGGTCTTTTATCGATGCTTCTACCAGGTTGAAGATATCGATCACCTGATTTCCCCAGGCACGGACAGTAATACCAATATCCCGGAAGTTATCAGAGGCACTCTTCTTCAGCGTATCCCAGACTCTACCAATGTTGTCAGTAGCCTTGTTCGTTTCTTCAGCACGCTTGGACATAACATCAGCGTAAAGCTGAATGGCCTCTGCAACAGCAGCCTCTTCCCCCTTCTGCTTACGCAGCTGGATGATGTGCTTCATCATGGCTTCATCAACAACACCGTATTGCTCATTCAGGCTGGCCAGCCCTTTCACCGGGTCGCTGACAATCTTGCCGAAGTCGGACATCGCCGTTTTAGTGTCACTGCCAGCCTTACCCATCAGGGTGATGGACGTGGCGATCTGCTTCATCTGGGTGGCAGTGTACTTGCCAGTATCGTTCAATGTAACCAACGTATCGACGGTGGAACTGATGGATGTATTCGTCTTGCCGGCCACTTCTTCAGCAGCCTGATTAAGCTGCTGCATTGAGGCGAAGCCAGCTCCACCCATCATGATGACCGACCGGGCAACATGGTCGAACTGTTCAGACGAACTGTATGCCGCAGTAGCCAGCAGACCAACCGTACTGACCAGACCTGCCAGCGCAATAGTGGTTGGGTTAATCATCCCGGCCATGCTGCGAATGTATTCGCCAACGCCGGACAGTGCCCCCTGAACCGAGCCAAACTGGTCTTTAATCTGCCCACCCTGCTGGAGCAGGATCAGGAACGGAGACTGCCCACCAGCCAACTGTGTGGCGATATCGGTAAACTGTGCCGGAAGCGTGCGCATTGCCGCGCTGTACTGGCCGACAGATATACCGGCACGACGCGCCGCTGCCTCCTGGCGAGATAGTGCCTCTGGCAGCACGTCAGCCACGCTAGACAGGCGCTCACGCGTCTGGTTCAGGATTGTATTGAAGTGCTCGAACTGCGCGCCGTTGATGCGCCCTGCTTCGAAATGCGCCACCAGCTGCGCGTGTTGCTCATCCAGCGAATTAAAGGCACGGATAGTCGGGTCGATAGAGCCCAGCAGGTTTTTTAGTGCTGTTGATTGTTTCTCGGCAGCCTGGGTCGCGGCCAGTTCTGCCTGGGCACGCGCCGCTGCTTCTCCGGTATCTGTCAGTTTTAACCGGGTCTCGTCCAGGATTTTGTTGTAGTGCTGAAAATCATCAGTATCCAGAAAGCCTTTGGTCTGGAAGTTACGCAGCGCGGCCTGCTGTTCGTCCAGCCGATTCAGCGCTTTGTTTACTGGATCGATATTCTCAAGCAGGCCTTTCAAGGCAGCCTGCTGCTCCTTAATGCCTTCGCTACCCTGCTTTGCAGACTCAGCACCAGCGCGGAATACGCTGTTCAGGTCATCTGCTTTGCCAACCGCACCGGCCGCAGCCTGGCCGAGTTTATCCAGTTCATTACTGGCTGTTTTCAGATCGGATACGTCAGCACGCAATGTGATTGAGGCGATTTGGTCACTCATCAGGCCGTCTCCTTATGCATCACTTTGAGAGCCTCATTTTCCATGATTCGAATATCAACCATGCAGGCCGCCGCATCTTCCACCCCGTGTAACTTAAACATCCAGGGGAGAACGTTGTAATCAAGGCCGGTCGCACCGCTCGCGCCGACGCGCCATTGGGTCGCCAGTGCGGAGAAGACAGTAAAGGCCTCCCATATGGATGGCAGGATCCCCACATCTTCCTCCACATCCTCAGGCGTTAAACCAAAAGCTTGTAGTTCCGCGAGAGTCGGTCCCGGCGTATACAATGCTGCGGCGACCTGCCTCAGTTTTTTTCGCGGATCCCCATCAGTTCTTTGGTGTAAGCCATACCGATGCTGTCAAAAGCGCGCGGGTAGTTCTGCAGGAGGACGATCACGTTATCGCGAGTGAATTCGTCGGGCAGCGCCCAACCGTCGACGATCTCCATCAGGTAGTCTGCCTGCGGCTCGATAGCAGCCTTCTTACCTTCCGCTGTTTTATGTAGTTTCACGTCCATGGTTCGCAGCTCTTCGAGCGTCTTGTGGCGGAAAGTGAATGTCAGTTTGCCGTCTTCGGCACCGGCACGCGGAATGCTGGCGGTAACGGAAAATGTCGGGTTAGGGATCAGGGAGAATTTGGTCATTTTGGTTCCTTAGAAAAACGAAACCCGGCGAACCGGGTTTTACTGGATTAACTGACAGTGACTGTACAAGCAGCCGAGGTAATAGTTTTGCCCGCGGCGTCGGTAACTTCACAGGTATATGAGCCTGCATCACCGGATGCGACTGACGGGATGTTGAACGTCGATGCAGTTTTACCAGGAATGGCAGTGCCGTCTTTCTTCCACACATAGGTGTACGGCGCGGAACCACCCTGCATGACCACCGACAGATCCAAAGCTGCATTAGCAGCAACAGACTTGGTTGCTGGCAAGTCTGTCAGGAACGCCAGCGGCGTAGCGGAGGAATCGGCAATCGGGTAAATCTGCATATCCGATTCGAAGTTCATTCGCGCTTCGTTACTCTCGACGGCGTTGATTTCGGTACGTGGCACGCGCTGGAACGACACTTTGGCAGAGTAGTAACGATCCGCTTTCCCGCGCGGGTTGTGGAACCAGACGGCCGTGGTGTCGCTGGAGTCGTCAAGGTCGATGAGGCGCTTGTAAATCGCCAGTTGCGGGTCGTGGGCGAACGTATAGACCTGAACCACAGCGTTTTTAAACGTCGGGATGGTACGGGCCTTATCATCTTCCAGAAACTGCACACTGATGGTCTGCTGGTCACCGCCTTCAGTAGACAGCGTCATCACCTGCGGCATGGTGATCCATGAATCAATTTTACGCAGCGTACCTGCACCGGTACCTGCCGGAAATTTCTTGGTATCGGTGGTATCGAATGCTTCCAGTACGATTTTAGTACCGGTGACTGACTTGACGCGCACAACCATGTTGTCGAGCTTCAGCCAGCCAGAGCTTACCTGGACGACATCGCCCGCAAGGATCCCTGCGGCGGAGGCAACGGTCAGTTCGCATTCCGTCGCGTTGGATGCTGCTGTGAAGACAATCGGCGCAAGATAGGCCTTGGCCACGTTCACACGTGACCCGTTAGGGATTGCGAATGCCATTGCATTCTCCTGAATTTAGGGAATAAAAAAACCGCCGAGTGGCGGGTCAGTAATCAGCGCGGTATTGCATGCTGACGGGAGTGGTGTAAGTGATAGTGCCGCTGCTGCCGTTTGGTGCTGAGGTTGGACGATCCTGTATAGGCTGGCGCACCTGCGGCGGGCCATTGATGTATACTGTCAGGTCACCATCCATCAGTGGCAACCCTTCAGGGAACGCATCAGCGACAGACTTTGCCAATCCTCTGGCCAGAGCCACGCCGCTACCTGCAGGCGCGATGATGTTGAGCTGAAGAATGCCCTGGTACGTACGCAACTGACTTTCCAGATCCTGCCCCACAGTTTGCGCCGGCAGGATGTATATGCGCCCGTAGGCTGCATTATCCGTAGGAATAAATGCGATGTTCGGCCAGGCCACTGGCAGCCCGAGCGAGGAGCAGATAACCGCGATGCGCCCCTCCAGTAGTTCGGCAATTCGCATAGACTGGTCACCGGCCATTGCGCACCTCGCTCATTGCCTCCCGAAACAGCTGTGCGGCGTCCAGTGCCGTGATACCTACCATGCCGCCGGGTGCTTGGTTCGAGTGCCCGTTCTCCAATGCCTGTGCATACGGCAGGCTATTAGTGAAATAAATCGAGCTGACCTGACCCACCCTGAACACCTCGAGCACCGCCATGCCACGGGAGTTGGAACCCTGGCCGGAAGCGTCCGGTGTATCATTGGATTGGGTCGGTTGGCTATCAAACCCCACATACCAGTTGTTCTTGAAGCGCCCGCCGACATAACCATCTAGCTTTTTGATGTCCATCGAGTCGTTCACTCGCAGCCCGCGCTTAAGCCGTCCTGACTTGGTCAGGTTAGCCGGGTCATCTCGTAGGGTTGCATTATGCTCCCGCACCGCAGTGTTGTACGCCGTCGCAGTCTGGTTTACCAGCCAGATATCCGGCTGGCCTACCGGGGACATATCGACCAGGCGCCCGAGGATTTTAATACCCGTCCGTCGCACCACCTCGTCCATCTCCTGCTTTGAGCTATCCACGAATAACTGAATGGCTGCCAGGAAGGGCTGATTAACAGTGTCAGCCATAGTTACGCCCTCAGTTGGATGTTGTACGAGATAAGCACGTCAGCAGGCTTAACCGGGTTCGGTTGCACCACGCGCCATTTCTTGCCGTCGATTTCGATACGGTCATCAATACGCACTTCCGTTTCGGCTGTGGCCGCCAGCTTTTTATCGCCAGTAGTAATAAGAGAGCCATCTATTTCACGAGAGGAGTATTCAGTGATAACGCCAGTGACGGTCGCAGTGATCGCCGAAGTGGTAACCTCTTTCCCGAACTGGTCGCGGATAGTCCCGCCGCCACGGGTCAGCTGGTAGGTTTTGCCGTTTTCCGTCAGCAGTCGGGTCGCGGTGTTGCGCATGCGCCGGTAGTCGATCGCCATTTCACCCCCTTTCAATGCGGATCTGATTGCCGCCCATCACCAGCCCTCGCAGTAAGGAGTAGAACCAAGGGAATGATGGCGCAGCCTTGTTGGTACCCGCCTCATACTGAACAGTTACTGCACCCTCGACGCGCTCCATTGTTACCGCCCCACCACCAGCAACCGAAGGCGTTAAGTCAATATCCTGAGATTCGACAGCCAGACGGCACTGCGCGTCAACCAGGCGCTTCGGGATAACGTCATCCGGTAGATCAACACCATCAAAACGAACGCCAGAGCGAGGCCAGGATAGCGGCTGTGAAGCAACGCTGCGCTGCCCGCGCCATGACTTGCCCTCCAGATAATCCATCGCCTGCATCAGCATCTGCTCGCACTCACCATCATCGGCAGGTACGGTATATCCGCGCCCCTCTGCGAACGCACGCAGGTCAATAACGCCAGCGTAGGTGTTAAAGTCTGGCGAATGAGGATCGGCCACCAGCATGGTTACTCCTCTAGACGCCAGTCCAGCGCCAGCCAGTTATCCACCTCGTCAGGGTGAACCTCAGCGCTCAGCGGGCCGCCGGGGAATTCAGGCTCATCGCGCACCATCACCACAAGCTCAACACCCTGCTGGTCCTGCTGGGCAGGAGTTTGTTCAGCGCCATTCTGCGCGGCAAGCTTTTCAGCCTCACGCTGTGCGCGCTGCTCTTTGGTCAATCCGGCCATTGGGCCTCCTGAATAACAAAGGGGCCGAAGCCCCAGTGGTTAGCCCATGATGATGGCGGAATGGCGGTTCGCGATGGACGCGGTGCCCCATGCCAGGCCAACTTCGTAACGCACCTGGCGGTACTGGCGGTACAGTGCGATCTGGAAGGTAATGCCGGAAACCGGATCGGTTACGTTCATCACGTCATCGGCACTATCGCCACCCTCAGGCATCGCAGGGGTACGGCTCGCCAGCAGGAACGCATTGCGGTCAAACGCCACGTTTGGTGCGAACTCGCTAAGGACAGTTACCGCAGCCTGGTCAGCCAAATCTTTGCGCAGGCCAGGCGCGCCGATAGTGACGCTGGAAGATGTGGCAGCAACGACCATGTACTGGTTGTCGTCACCGTCAAACTTCACTGCAGTACCTACAGCGATACCACCGGTACCCGCAGAGATAGCAACGATGATGTCGCCTTCTTTCTTCGCGCCGTTGACTTTGTAGCCAGTTGCGGTGCTTTTCGCCGTACGCTTGATGTTGGCGGATTCATGCAAATTGAAGCCCATCACGCGACCGATTACGCCTTCACGCAGCAGTTGGTCGGTACCGGCTTCGTTCGCTTTGAACAGAACCGATTGCTTACCACGAATGGAAGCCATCGCTTCGCCACCCAACACCATGCGAAGGTCGGTAGTTGGCGCACCGTTATCGGTCAGGATTTGGCGAGCGTTCGCTGCGTCAGACAGGTCGTCTTTGATACTAAACGGCGTATCTTTTGGCGTACCTACGGCACGGGAAGAGTTGAAGAACTGGGCTGCCAGATCTGCATCCACTTCGTTACTCAGCGCGCGAAATGCTTGTTTAAACTGGTCAGCCAGGATGATGTTGTAGGTACCAGATGGGCCGACTGCGAGCTGCTCTTCACCATTCCATTTGACCGGGGCCATTTTGGATTTGGTGATCTGCACGTTCACGGTGCCGATGTTCTGGTCTCCATCGTTCGGAGCAGTCGCCCCTGGAACAATATCAGTCGTAGTAGCCTGCGGTGCCACTGGTGCAGTAACGGTCTGACCTTTAGCAGCAGCATCGGCTTTAGCGTTGCGAGCCACTGCTGGGATGAAGCCAACCTGCTCTCGTGAAACCACGTCCAGTGCGGTGTAGATGGTCGGGATGAGACCAGTAAGGGTATTTGACATTCAGGTTTCCTTTCGATTAATCGACGATGGTGACGCCGTCTTTCAACGCGGTTTGCTTACCCACGTCATCCAGAGCATCGAACGCACCACGCTTCATGGTTTTTTGCCCGGCCTGATGCTGCGACTGGTGGGAGCCACCGCCGCTATTGCCGGACGCTTTGAGGATGTAGTCTTTCTGCGGATGCAACTCGACCAGGGATTCCAGCGCTTCATCGAAGCTGGCCAGTTCGCCAGGCTTGGTACGGGAGAACACCTTATTGCCCTGTCCGTCGTACGCCACGACCTTGCCGTCTTCGATTTTGAAGTTCTGGCCGAAGTGGGAACGCACGAACTCAGCCGGGATCGCCATCTTCTCGGAGATGAACTTGGAACCACTGAAGCGGCCGCCGATCATCTCGTCGTAGAGCTGGGTTTCCAGTTGCTTAGTTTTGCCGTTCGCTTCGTCCAACTGCTGCTGGTAAACCTTGGTGATCTCGGCCTTCACCTGGTCAACGGCGCCAGCGTCGATCAGTTTCTTCTGGTCGATTTTGGTCATCATCTCCAGGGCTTCGAGCGCCTTGGTCGGGTCGGTGATGCCAGCGAACTTAGCGAGACCGGCTTCCGCCGCTTCCTTTGCTTCGCGGTGAGTTTTAGCTTCACCATTCAGCGAGGTGATTTTGTTCATCGCTGCGACCGCATCGAACGGGATTTCTTTGCCGTCATCGTGGACGAATACCGGCATACCGTTTTCAACGACCACATGTCCGTTAGCATCGAGTTTGAGTTTCATTGTTTTGCTCCGGCCTTCCGGCCATTGGTAATAGGTCATCCGACCCGGTCACCGCGTCGCATCCGCTCAGCGGCAGGCATAAAAAAGGCCACCCGAAGGCAGCCTGATGTTGAATTTTGTAATGCTCAGAGCTTATTGATTATTTGCTCTGCGATTTTTGCGTCTTCTTCTGACGGCTCACCAGATAAGGCATAGGCAATCATCGCAATCATGATGAATTTGCGCTCAGCCTCAGTCAGGGTGACAGTTTTGTCTTTCTCATTTTGCATGGCTAACCCTCAAACGCCGAAGCATCCACGCGGCGCAGTTCATCCAGGGTGAGAAATTCCCCGGCATCGTTAAACATCTCCGGCACCGTGATTTTGCCGTCACGCAGCATCATGGCGCGTGTAACACCCAACACCTGCTCCTGCCGCGCGTACGGTTGCCGGGTAAGCCAGTCGGCATAGCTGGTATGCGCTGGCACCTGTCCATCCATTGAGGCACGCGTGGCACTGCTCAGCTCAGCACGGGGGATCTTTAATTCTTCCCATGATTTCGTGATCAGGATTTCGCCGGATCGGCAGCAGAAGTGAATTTTGCCGGGGCCGCGCAGATACGGCACCACATGCCCCAGCGGCTTGCCGTCGAGGGTGTAGAGCTTGCGGTCTCGGATGATGCACCACTGACTCGTATGGGTATCTAGCGTGGAGGACCACTGTTTGGCCTTAACGATATCTCTGTTGGCCTGGGCGAAGTCCTGACGCGCCGAGGCGGCCATATGGTTCACCGCTGTGCGGGTAACCACAGCCAGGTCACGCCGTGAGGTGTTAATCACCCCGTCCTCGCGGTTGAGTTTCGGCGTGCCGGCAACGCGCTTAACAATCTGCTCTACCGTTTCGCCCTGGAGAAATCCGGAGCGTACAGCATTGGTGATTTTGTCCAGTCGGTCAGCTTCAAGCTTCTGCCCCCACTCCTTGAGCAATCGCCCCTGGAATGGCTGCGCCACAGCTGCGGCGTAAACCTGCTCGGGCGCAATGCTCTGGAGCGGAACATGCTTGAGGATTTGCTTCGGAATAATGCTGCTGAACAGGTCCATCTGATACCCAGCCTCATACTCAACGTAGCGCGTCAGTTCGCGTGCAAGGGCATCATTAACCGGTTCGTAAGCCTGTTGGTTGAGGTCCCGCACACCAGCCAGAAGCGAAGCCAGGCGGCGGGCACTGTAGGTATCAGCGCGCTTACCATCCAGCAGCACCAGCAACCGGGCCGCCAGTTCTGCATCCAGCTTACTCAGCAGCGCGACCATGCGCCGGGCGACGCCGGTACCGTAACGCGTCACGTACAAGCCGTGCGCGATGGTCTCGTCCAGTAGCCTGTCATTCACGGAACGGGCCATTTCACACCTCCGGCGGTGGTTCACTCAGTGACGCAGACTCGGCCAGCAACTCGCTAAGCACCGTATCAGGATCCGCATCGGCATCAATCAGGTTGAGTTTTTGCAGGGCTTTAATTGCATCGATACGGCGAAGGTCACCACCCTGGCGCAGGGACTGAATAGCCAGCGCAGCAGGCGGGTTGAATTCTTTCGACTCAACATCCAGCTCGGTGCGCACATCTACGTTACCGCCCTCCTTCTCGCCGATGTACTCAGCCATGATCTGCAGGATGTTATCGATCGCGTCTTCGAGGCTGGTGGCCATTGTGTAGAGCGGCGACTGCTCCTGCATTTTCTCTTCGGAGGTCTGGTCTACCGATTTGGTCGAGGTGTTCTCCGTGCGCAGCAGCTTCGCGCCAGCCTGGCGCATCTGCTCCACCAGTTCTGCCAGCGACTCTTTGCCGGCACCGATAGAGGAGCCAGTGTGCTCGACGTATTCCAGGCCCTGCTTTTGCCGATCGGAGAACGACGTGGCAGACGAAGACCCAATTACCAGCTCTTCTCCCTGCTCAAGCCCGAACACCGTCAGTATCGGCACCCGGGCGACGTGCAGGATGTTGTCCTGCTCACTTTGGCTCTGCCAGTGCTTGATATTCAGCAGGGCCATGTTGAGTAGAGGCGGTGAACCACACATAAACCCGGTGCGTTTGGTGTAGAGCGTCACCAGGGTGATATCTTTACGTGAGGTCTGCCATTGATCGAATATCTCCCAGTTCGCCGCGCCTTCGGTACCTCTGGACTTGCGGTAGATTTCCACCTTTCCCGGCGTCAGATAACGTATCTGCTCCACCTTTGTTTGCCCGAAGTCGTCACCGTCCTCGACAACCACCTCTTTGATGCGCAGCGCGGTGAGCACCAGCTTACCGTCCGCCATCTTCGACTTCCATCCGATTACCTGGCGGGGATTAAGCATTGTGACGTACGGGCGCGCGCCGGTAGCTTTCTCATCAGCTTTGGTTTTCACCCTTTCTGGGTCCACCCTGGGATAGTCCACCAGCGCATGGGAGAGGCCATACTGCATCGCAAGGCCGAAGAATGACTGAGCCCAGACATCGAGGCGGGTGCCTTCCAGGTCGATGTTCTTCGCATAGTCGCGCAGTTGATCAGGAACGTTCTCGGCCAGCTTAATCGGCTCGGCAAATACGCGCCCGATGTTTTGCTTAATGGTCTCTTCATACGCAGGCAAAAGCGTGGCTACAGCCAGGCGCTTTTTGTAGTCTTCTTTGCCCTCTTTCGGCCAGCGCGGTAGATATGCCTCGCCCAGTTGTCGCATATAGAGCGTGCCGCCCATCAGGGCATCGTTGATATCCCACGCCTCGACCATGTTCCCATAGTCCAGATTGGGTGTTGAGATGTCAGGCATGGAGTTACATCCGTAGTTGAGTGACTTTTCCGGTGGGCTTGATGATCGGGAATTGCTTCACGATGAAATAGCCACCAGCGTCGTTTGGGTGATCGTTGTCTGCTGATTTATCCGGCTCGCCATTTGCCGCCCATACCTGCTGTTCAAGGCTGTCTGTATAGACCGGGCAGCGAGCAACGTTAACTTTGTAGCGGCGCTCACCGTTGCCGTTGCAGAACATGGCATTCATGGAGTTAATGCGATCCTTTACCGGCGGGTTGGCGGCGTTCACCACCACGCTGAATCCGGCCTGTTTGAGCTGCGCGATATCCGTAGCGCTGGCGTTATTCGATTTGCGCGAATCACCAGAGGCATCCGGAAAGATATAAATCTGTCTGGAAGACACGTAGCGTCCGCCCTCGTAGCGCAAGAATTCTTCCTGAATGCGCTTAATCATGGCCGGAGTGTCATAAACCTTTATCAACTCGCGTACCGCGCGCGGCTCGCCATTGCGAAGCACGTGGACGATGGCCGCCATTTTGCCAACGTTAAAGTCCATGCCGATATAGAGCGGTTCGCCTGCCTGTTCTTCATCAGTACAGTTATTCAGTCGTCGATCGAACTGGTGATATATGGTGCCGCTGGTCAGGTTGGTGAAACGCCCCCTCAGATACGCCTTAATCAACTCCGGAGGGTAGGAATTCATCAGCGAAGGGATGTAATCCGCGGGCAGGTTCTTCGCGTTGTCGAACGTGCTGGCCTGTATCAGACCGTACAGGGCTGAGAGCTCTGGCTTTTCACGTACTGCCTTCACGAATTGCTGGTAAACGAATTTGAACCCCTCCGGCGTTGTCGTGACGTCAATACCGTTACGCAGACCATCAACCTTGTAACGCATACGGGCGATGATTTTTCGCCAGGCTTGCTGCGCTTTGGCAGCCGCCATGACATCCAGCTCATCCACCATCGCGTTACCGATTTTGAAGCCAACTATCGAGCCGGGCTTCTCCATCGAGCGGCAGATTGTGGTGCCGCGGAACCGTCGCCCCTCGTAGAAATGAACCTCTTTGTTCCCCTCATTGATTTTGACGCTCAGCCCCCAGTCAAAGGCCACCTCTTCGATCGTCGGGTAGAAGATGTCTCGAATCTGCGGGTAGGTCGGCGCGAAATAGCCCTGGTTGATTTTCGGGTGTTCCCACATCCCTTTGCAGATGCCGCCACAACCCACCCACGTTTTACCGGAACCGAACCCGGCAACGTAGGCTTTAAACTTGTGCTCCATCGCGAGGAAGCGAGCCTGTGGGATGTTAAGTGTCGGGCTGATCCCCATCTTCTTCCCTCGCATCCACTACGTTGATATTGATCTGTACTGGTGTTGGTTCGTCATCATCACCATCACCGGCCAGCTCTTTGCGGAGTTTCTCAATCTCCAGCTGTCGGCGGTCGATTTCGATTTGCTGGAGGCGCTGCGCGAATTCGCTATCGGCCAGACCAAGGCGCTTCATGACTGCTTCGTACATCCGCTCGCGGCTTATGGCTGTTATCTCAACACCATTCTTACCCAGCTTCACACCGGAATAAGCCAGAGCAGCATCAGGGGAGAGTTTCCGGGTGTCAGCAAAATATGGCTGGCCTATCCCATCGCCATTGCAGCGCGGACAGGCAGGATTTGGCTCCCGGTTGTGGTCGTAGCCATAACCTCCGACGTCTACCGGCTCTTTGCCCTTCCGCTCAAGGGCTTTAAGCCGTTGCTCCTCGAACTCCACCATATCACGCCACTGATAGTGATGACCGAAGCCCCAGCAGTAACGGCATGCGCCACGACGATACTGTGAAAGCTGGTTTGCATCGAAGGTGGCGAGCTGCCACATCTGCGCGAGGACCTCATCGGCACTGCCAAGCGTGCGCGCAATGGAGGCTTTCTGCTGCTGCGCAATTGCCTGCGCAACGTGAGGTACTGTTAGGAGTTGCCTACCATAGCTTGCGTCACTGTAACCAGCGCGCTCGGCTGCGGCTGTTGCGTTCTGGTCTATGAGATATTCAGCAACGAAGCGTTTCTGTTGGGGAGTCAGTTCACTATCAAGAAGTTTTTCTGCGCTTTTTCTTGCCTGCGCAGTGCGCATTTTTTTCTGCGCAGATTGTTGCGCATTTTGCGCAGTCGGTTTTTTTATGTAGCGGCGGGCAGATGTGTAATTCAGTCCTTGCGCTTCACACCAGTCTTTGGGGGAAATACCGGATTTAGCATGCTCGGCGAGGAACTGGTGTTGCATTGCTCCCCAGTCCGGTTTTGCCATTTTAACCCTCAGTTTCTTGAAATATTTATGATCGCATGTATCTTTTCTAATGCTGTAACAATGGTCTATCAATTCAAGGAATTTAGAATGAAATACTCACAGCAAGAAAAACTGCAGATCCAATTGCTCTGTGATATTCACCGCGCACTGAAAATTAAAAACTCTTTTGATCCTGACTTCATCGATGAGGCAGTTAGCACGGATAGCTACTGGGCCTTGAGATGGCAGTACCCGAGTCTAGATGATGGTGAAGAGAATCCAGAGGAAGTACAACTGTTTGTTGATACGTTTGATATGTATGAAATACTTCAATATACCTACAACCACTTCAGCGATGAGGATAAGGCAGATGTTGCAGAATCAATTCCTCATTTCAATGGTGAGGCATCCTTAGCTTTCCCTGGCTTTGATGGTAATAACGAAACAAATTATTTGACTATCGGTGGCATGCTTAAGCGTATGGGGCGCTTCTCAGGCAAGGAAGAGTTAACGAAGAATTCCCACATGCCTTCAGTTGAAATTTATCGCCGTATGCTTGAGGTTTTCTTACCTGCTCGTGCAAAAAACTGGATACACGATGTAGGCATCACAAAACAAGATTTTATCGATACACTCAACGCGAGAGCACATCCAGAAAGTCGTTAAAAATTTATGCCCGCATTTGCGGGCATTATTCACCATGGTTCCCAATCACTTTATCGTAGGTACGTTCGCAGGTGCTTCCGGAGACATAACGCTCATCAGCCTCTTTTGCGAATTTTCCCGCCAGATCGTCAGCTTCGCCAAGCAGCTGGGCGAGCAATATTCCGGCCTCGGCTTTTGCCTGGCTTGCTGCTGCAAGGGCGGAAACTCTGCCTGTTTCACTTGTTGCGAGTTGCCGTTGTATTTCGGCGAGCTGCTGTTGCAACCCACCGCGAGCACGCTTAGCAGCGTCAGCATCAGCCTGTACTTTTGCCAGTTCTTCATCGGCTTTCTCACGTTCCTCATCAACGGCGCGCTGGCGGCGCTGCTCTTCTGCTCTTTCGGTTACTTCACGGTGCAATGTGATGGTCGCATCAGTAAGGTCACGTTGCGCCCACTGCAATTTCCAAGATGAGTCCGCCTCCTGATACCCGCGTGAATAACACCAGTACGCGGCTGCGCATAACAAAAAAACCACCAGCAGTATTTCTGCAAGTGGCTTCCAGTAAGCCTTCACTGGTCTATCCCCCAGCACGTCAACGCGCTTTCCTGGTCTCGTCGCTCTACCTGACCATAGCACCCATTTTTCTGGCCTTTGGTCAGACGACAGTCGCGGCCACCATCTTTAATCCACCAGCGAATAGCTTCACAGGCTCCTTTACGGTCGCCAGCATTAATTCGCTTATAGAACGTAGACGGGAAACATTTTCCGGGGCCGATGTTATATGGACAGAAAGAAGCAATCCCGGCTTTCTGTGGTTCGGTCAGCGGTATCTTGATATTTCGCTCAACCCACGCTAGTGCCTTATCGCGCTCAATACCGTTTACCTGGGTGCATTTCTCAGCTGACAGCTTCATGCCCTGAACTACTGGCTTACCATCAACCATCGTGGCGCCACGACAAATGGTCCATATACCAGAGCCGTCCTTGTACGCTGTTGTGCTGTTACCCTCTTTCTCATCCAGAAACTGATCGAGAATCACGGACGCGGAAGCCCCCGCAAGAATTAAACCAACGACCGCTGCGCTCAGCTTATTCCTCAGCTTTGGTGGCATACCCATTGCGCCGATCCTCCCGTTCTTTCCAGCGGAAATACCAGTTCACTGCACAGGTAATGACGGTGCATGCGATACCGACAATGATTGCCCAGTCGCTCAGGCTTAACCCTGCAATTCTGTCGGCCAACATCCAGGACACCTCTTTTGCTGTTTTAGCTGTTTCGGCATATGC